AATGATAAAGAATGTCATGAGATCGACTTCATTATCAAACTGCGTGATTTTATCAGTGATGCTCGAGCTCGGATACTTCATGATCATTGCAATATTATCAGACAGTTTAATAGTCGAATCAATACCCTCTGGCATTTCGACTTCAATCGTATCAAGGTTTAATTCAAAGTCATAAACTTTATCGTCTTCGTTATCACGATAAGATAACTTGACAATGTTGTTGACAGATTTCGCTCGCAGTTTTAAGAACAAATATTCAAGATCGAAAGTCGTAAGCTTATCGACATCAAAATCTTCATCTTGCACGCAAAGTTTTAAGATCTGTTTGATGGCTCTGATCACATCAGTGTCTTCGCCGCCTTGTTGAGAGATGAGCAAGATCTTTTCTTCTTTCACCAAGAATGGTCGAAAGAGAATCTTTTTCTTTGAAGAGGGAATCGTCACGTCAAAGAGTGGTTGGTCGATTTTTGGTAAAGGCATTATATATTCTCCTAAATTATAAATTATGCTTCGACAGTTGTTATTTGATTTCCAAGTGTGTCATATCGTTTCGGAAACCCGGCGAGTTCAACGCCGCGGTTAGAAAATGTGTTTGGCGGAAGAGGAGGTGGCGAACCTCTTGATCTAAATCCATCGCCGATGATTGTAGTTTCATTTGATAGATCTGTTAATTCAAGACCTCGGGCGCCTGTTGGATCGAGAGTAGCAAGATCAACAACACCTCCAGCACCCATTCCTTGAACCGCATACGGACCAGTCGCAGTCACTTTAATTTCATCATTAATCGATTGGCTTTTTTTATTCTTCGATTTCGATCTTTCAATTCGAAGATCAGTAAAAGAAAAAGTGATGTTTAACTTCATTAAAGTATTTTCTTCGCTCCATGACATATTCATGCTTTGTATGCCGGTAGGAAACACATCATATATATGATATTCCATCACAGCATTTTGTGACCGATCATATACAAATACATTTACATTCGGACACGCATACGTATCTTTGTAAGCGATCTCATATGGTCTTCGCAAACCACCAATTTTATTATTATTCATATTCGCGCCACCAAAAGAGTCGCGATTGACGATTAGATTTAACCATTCTTCAAAGAATTCTACAACCAGCGCGTCTTTATCGACGATGAACTGAAGAGTAAAATCTCCGACATTTACGCCATACGCAACATTTTCAACTGGACCAAATCCGTATCTTCTGATATTTTGTTCTTGTAATAGATTAATAGAAGGAAGAACAACATTATCGCATCTCATTGTCAGAATCGAATCGAGATTTCCGGCTGGAAACTTTTTTATTGCCCATGGCATCGGAGCAAAAACTGTTAAGAAGCTATGTGTAGGAAGTATACTATCTGCACCAGAAACTTCGGCTCTAAATCGACCGATATTAAATATGCCTTTACTGCGTTCACCGGTGCTAAATTCAGAATTTTTAGTTTCAATTTCTTGTTTTGTATTATTATTGACGCCTTTAGCTACTTGTGTTTTTGCCGCAGGCTTAGGTTTCGCAGTTGCACCTTGTGCACCACCTCTGCTTGTTGCGCCTTGAGAGCCCTGCGCGCCTTGCGGATTATCACGAGCCGCAATCCTATCAAATACATCTTGATGAGCACGCTCTGATGATCCTTGTGGAGCTCTTCCTCCGCCTCTACCACCTTTCGTTTGACTCGCCTGAACAAATGCACTGATAGGTTTTCCAGATAAAGCCTCAACTGCTGGACTTGCAAAAGTTAAAAGTCTCCCGGCGAGGGTATTTTGTTTGGTTCTTCCTTCAGCTTTGTTTGACATTACTTAGTAACTCCTAGCATTCTTTTCGTGTCCATCCAAACTTGGTTCTTTCTTGCTTTGACGAAACGTTCTGTTGGTAAAAAGAGAGCGATATCCCATTCTGATGGGTAAACGTACATAAACTTTGACTGCACATGTGAAGCCAAATAATGCTTAATGCATGGAGCATACCATCTTAGCTTTGCTGCCTGAGTCATGAGTTCGTAGCTGAGTTTCAGACGAGTCGACTCGTCGTAACGAGTATTGTTTGCAAAGTCATATAAACCGTCCATTAACTTCGCTCTGAGTTGCAACGGCAAGTAGTGTAAGTTGAGTCCCATAAATCCGCCTTTGACTTTCTTATATGGAAAGATCAGAGGAAATCTGTCGTAGTATGGAAGCTCTTCTTTATGTTTCGGATCATAGTAGAACATGTACATCGAGCCGAGCAGAGGCTGAGTAGTCATACGACTTACGTCACCCTTCATCATCTCACGCTCATTGATACGATTCATTTTGCCGGCAGTATCTCTGAACCACTCACGCGCAGAGTTCGTACGCGCAGGAATCTGTCCTGAACGAACACCTTGTGTGATGATAGTATCAAAGACTATTGCCATTAAAACTTAATTCCTAGTTCTTTTTCTGTAAGTATGTCGAACTTCCAACCGCGATCATTGCAGTATACTGCTGCAGCTCTCCATTTGGCTTCATTGACACCCCATGTCATGACTTCATTAATGTAACGCTTATTAGGCTTATTTATCACCACCGGAGGCCGTGTCTGCGCATGAGGTTTTATTTCGACGACAATCGTATCGATCTTTCCTTCTGGTGATTTTTTCTTCACAATGAAGTCTGGAAAGTATCGATGTACACGATTGTCGAGAGGAGAGCGATAAGGAATCACTAACTCTTCACTCCCCCACTGCACGACATTCGGATGAGAATCTAAGTACATCATGAACTTAAGTTCCCATCGACTACGATATACGATATTGTTCGAGTCCCCGAGATATTTCTTTATATCCTTTGGTCGAAACTTTCCTTGATAAGCCATAAATCTATTTATAAATAAGCTGATAGCCTTTTTAAATTTGAGAGACAGTATGGCAAGAGACGGATTTTTAATAAGCTTAGATGACTTTAAAAAGGGCTCGGGAGGGCTTCTGAATAACCTTGCTAAAAGGATTACGAATAAGCTCGAAGATAAACTCGAGAATGCAGTCGAAGATCTTTTTGCCAAAGCACTAAAGAAGGCAGGATTTTCTGATGCAACTGCAGCGAAACTTTCTGCAAGATTCGGAGATTCTTTAACTGCCGGCCTCGAAGACAAGTATTTCCAAACATTTACAAGCGAAATGAAACGAGCATCTTGCGCCGACATTCGTAACAATTTCAATCCACAGAATGGTAATATCATAGGTGCTTCTGCTTTTGCCGAAACATATGTTGATGCTATTCAAAGAGCTTCGAATAAAATTACTGTTGATGGTTTGGATACGATGCAATTTCCTGACCACATCAGTGAAAATTATTATATGTCATTTAAGTTTAAACAATACCAACGTCCTTCTCCTCATACAAAAGGAGATCTTAAGTTTGTACAAGCATTTGCTCTTCCTCTTCCGAAAGGAATAAGAGAAAGCTTTGATATTGAAGTTGCTCCAAATGCCACAGGTCTGAAAGGTGGAATTGCAGATGCGATGCAAAACTTTGTAACAGCACCAGGCGGTAAAGAACGAACACAAGCCATAACAAATTCAGTCGCCGCGCTTGCTTTTAGCGCGATGGTTCAATCAACAGGAGATGTAGGAGCTCTCGGCGCTCAAGCGATTGGCGCTGTTCCAAATCCTCACATACAAGCTTTATTTAGCGGCGTTCCACTCCGTACTCACAGATTCGAATGGACTTTTGCTCCTCGTAATCCAGAAGAAAGTCAACAGTTAATGAATCTGTTGAAAGCAATGAAAGCATATGCTTTGCCATCATATAGTAGCTTAGGAACTGCGGCCCTCGCATATCCTTTCTTATGTCAACCAGAATTAAGAATTATGAAAGGTGAACCTGGATTAATTCAATTTTTCCCGTGTCTCATTCAATCGATTGAACTCAATTACTCTCCACAAGGAATTCCTGCATTCTTTGAAGGCACAAGCCACCCGGCATTTATCGAATGTTCAATTTCAATGATTGAAACACAGATTCAAACTTCGCGTGATTATGGCAGAGAAGGCGGAGATCGTCTGAGCGAAACTTGGGAAACTTTCAAGACGCAAATACAAAAAGGCATTGATGCTGCAGGACTTGATTTTAATATTGATAAAACAATAGCTGACACTACGGGTTACGTAGAAGGTGCGCTTAGTAATAAAGAAGAAAAGAAACCCTAATAATGGCAAGATATTTCGATCGATTTCCAGTTGTAGACTATGGAGGAAACGTTGCCAAGAATATCTTGGCACGCGTCGACTTTACTGATAAAACAAAAAAAGAAATCTATTCTACCTTTCAGTTTACTCTTGAAGAAGGCTTCGAGAGGCCAGACATTTTGTCTTATAACTATTACGGATCTTCGAAATTTGACTGGATGATCTATCTTACGAACAACATCGTTGATCCTTATTACGATTACTATAAATCAGCAGAAGATTTTAAGAATTATATTGAAACAAAGTATGGATCAAATTCGAATGCTCGAGCGATTACTCTCTTCTATCGATTAAACTGGCATGAAGACGAAAGAACTATTACAGTTCAGCAATATAATTCTCTCGTTGCAAATGAAACTACTAATACGCAAAAATATTGGAAGCCCAAACTTACAAATACCGGTGCAGTGATTGGCTATGAAAGACTGAAAGAAGAGTGGATGGTATCTACAAATAAAGTATTATCATTGTCTTTGACTGTTGCGCCGTCGGGATTCGAAATTGGAGATCGAGTATCTCAGACGAGCACCAGCGCATATGCTACCATCGACTATATTGATCTTGAAAACAATCGCTTGACTGTAAAACATGTAAGCGGAACGTTTGCAGTCAATGAAGCAGAAGGAATAAGTGAAATAAAGGTATTAAGCCAAAATATACCTGATGCTGAAACTGAATACTGGTATGCAGTGAATGCATATGATGATGAGAAAGAAACAAACGAACTCAAGAGAAACGTAGTTGTTCTTAAGTCTTCTTACTTGGCAGAAGTAGAAAAACAATTCATACAACAAATAAGCACGTAATATGACTTCGATTAGAGACGGACAGTTTAAACTTAATGAATTCTTATTGATTGATGCCACAGCCAAAACTGTTGAATGTGGTAAAGCACTCGATTTGACTCCTGTCTGCGTGCAAGCAAACATATACGAGTCTGTATTAAATCCTTCAGTACTCGCAGAGTTTGAATTCTATGATGCAAAAGGCATGTTTAATCATTTTGTTTTTACAGACAAAAGAATTGTAATTGACTTTACGACCGACGAAGAGAATCCAAAATCTTCTATTCGATACGAGCTTTATATCATAGCAGTTAATCCTGTTATTCCTACTAACGATGACAAAGCCGTTATCTATAAACTTTCGTGTGTGACATATGAAGTATGGAAGTCGGCCACCGTTCGTAACTTACCACTTGTTAGAAAAAAGATAGCTTGCGAAAACATGGTGAAAGCTTATCTTCAGGCAATCGATTCTCAGAAGTCATTATTTGCAGAAAAAACTCGTGGATTACATGCCTTCAACTTTACTGAAAAAACCCCAATTGAGTGTATCGATCAGATTCGATTAGAATATGCGATGTCTCAAGAATTTAAGGGTCACGCATTTTACTTCTTTGAAAACAAGTATGGTTTCGTTTTTAAAAGCATGGAAATGTTAATTAAAGAAGGTAAAGAGAATATTGGCGATAAGTGCTTTATGCAATCTGGATTAACAAATTTAAATATATCTGGTTCGAAATGGAGAAATATTCTAGCCACAAAATCTATTCAAAACGGTAATCAAGGAATTGCAAGAAGAATTGGTGCAGGAAGTAATTTAGTTAAACTGAAGAATAGTGTTACAGGTGAAATTACTAACTTTCAAATTAATCCAAAAAACCTAGAATTCCAAACTTTAAATGAAAAGTCTGTTTCTTCAAGTCTTAGAACTCAAGATGAAATAGGTAAAGACGAAGGAAATATTCAAATTATTCCTTTTGATCCAAGAATTGAAAACGCAGAACGAGCTGAA